CGAAGCCCGCAGTACAGACAGAGGGCGCAGAATACGCGGGCGCGTGGTTCTACGACTACACTCATCAGAATATCGACCTCATCGGGAAGCAGAGCCTTTTTCTTTTCCGCTTTAGTGTGAGGGGTGATTTTGATACCCTCAGTAGGATTATCAATAATCAGATGATTCAAACGTGCTTCCTCAAAAAGCTGGCGCATAGTCAGAAGAACTTTACGTTGCAGGCTTTCCGATCTGGATGCAACGCTGGCCATAACCTGTCGGATGTGAACTGGTTTTACGTTTCGGAGTTCCATGTATCCGATCTGTTCCATGATGTGGAGATTATAGCTATCCCGGTACATTTTGATGGTAGCGGCCCGTAAATCGGATTTATAGTTTTTCAACCAAATTTTTGCCCACTCGCCCACCAATGTGTGATCTCCAACTTCAAGCCCGGCGGTATCTTGGTTCATTAGTGCATTTGCAGCGGCATTGACTTCAGCAATCGTTTTGCCGTATACAAATTTCTGTTTTCCGTTGGACAATGTCACCTTGCGTTGATAGCGGCCATCTTTTCTTTTTTTGAGTCTTGCCATAATAAAATAACCTCCTTTGGGTACACTTTGACAAGCCTACCCAAAAGAGGTATAATCACAGTGTCGGTTGTGACTGCTCTTTTTGAGTAAGCCAATCTATTTGAACGCTCTCGGTGTTGGTAGCACCGGGGGCGTTTTTTCGTTTTATAAACAATTAAAATCTATGCCTTTGCAATCAGTCCAATAATGTACTGCTTTTTCAACAAATTCTTCTTCAAGGTTGAAATATTCGGCAATCTCCCAATTTTCTGTCATGCCCATCTTGTAGCAATTCAGGATTTCGTTGACAGGGAGATACTTTTCGACAGATGCGGCAAATGCCCGATGCTCTGCCTGTTCTTTGACTTCAAATGGACTATAAGCGCGGTAAAAAGCACCGCTCATGTAATGCCCTGCTTCATGCGCCAGCACAGTGCGTTCCTGTGCGGCGGTCTTGCATTTGCTGCGATCAATGACAAGGAAATTGTCAAAGAACGCGATTGCGAAATTGTTTTTGAGTTTAACATCCACAACGTCTACGTTCAAAGCTTCCAGATCATCATACATACAGCAAACGGCTGTGTTCATGCATTACACACCTGATTTCTTTTTTTTGTTCCGCTCAGCCTTTGCGCGCATAGCGACCATAAGATCGTCAATATCATCGGGGGTAAGATCATCCTTTACATCCCCATAAAAGGCAATCAGTTCATCCTTGACAGCCTGATTCTCATTTTGAGAGTCAGGCTGTTTTTCTTTTGAATCGGCATTCCCTAAGAGGTAATCAACGGAAACACCGTAAAAAGCAGCAATTTCATTCACATAGCGCCGATAGGATTTGTTACGCCCATTCAGCCAGTTTGTGATGACGTTGGGGTGAATCCCAAGATGCTCCGCAAGTTCTTTCTTAGCACCGTGCCGCGGCCCGATGCACTCAATGATTCTTTCTAACAATATATCCATACTACACCGCCTGATTTTGTGCATAAAAGACAAAACCACACAAAACACGCAAAGTGCCGTTGACACCAAACAAAATGCGTGGTATAGTATAGCCATACCACACAAAACACACAACAAACAAAACTGCTTTGTGTGATATGGACAGGTGGTTTTGTGATTTGTTTGATTTGCACTATTATCATATCACAAAACCAAACAAAACACAACTATAAATCTATACAAAGAAAGGAGGACGTTCATGGGGGAACTGTATACCTGCAAGGATGTAGCAGAACGGTACGGTGTTCAGATCATTACCGTATGGGAGTGGATTCGTAAGAAGAAGCTCGGTGCAATCAAAATCGGAAAGGAGTACAGGGTCAGCGCTGAAGACATCAAAGCGTTTGAGCGCTCCCGGCGGACGATTTGATTTTGAAGATGCCACATCAACAAGTGGGGGAGGTGAATTTGGTGGACGAAATGGTTGATAGACTGCTTGACATTCTGGCTGATAAATTAACTGAGCGCCTGAGCGCAGGACACAAAGAACTGTACACTGCAAAAGAGCTTGCAGAGCGGTACGGGGTATCATGCGCCACGATTCGCAGCAAGATGGCTGCCGGAGAGTTTGGAGAACTCGTTAGTGTCGGCGAGAGAACGCGGCTTGTGCCGTGGGCAGGAGTGCAGGCTTACGAATCTACACACACAGGAATGAGCACAAAAAGGACTTCGGAAAAGCATAAGGCCGTTTCGCATGGCAATCCGGGTCCGATTTGACAAATAAAAAGGCACCGTCCCGTTGCAGCAGGACGATGCCGAAAGGTGCGATGCGCCGAACCGCTTCAAGGAAAGGCTGCATCATCGTTTTTTAGTGTAACTTATTTCCGGCTGGAAATCAAGTACAAGAGAAAGTTTGTAGCTATGACCCACGAGGAACAGATTTCTTTGTTTGAAGCACTTGCGCTGAATGGCGCATGGAGCAACGCGGCCTGTACCGGATACTGCCTGCTGGCTATGCAGAGAGCCGGGCTTGACGAAAAGACCATCGAAAAGGTGCTGCATGAACTGCACTGGGCATTCGATGACACCAGCGTTGAACAGGCCGAGAAGATCTATTGCGGCGGGGAGGAGTAAAGATGCAGGAATTGCTGATGTTCATGTACCACCTCACCCCCGAACAGGCGGCGGCTCGTGTCCCGGTATTCCAGTTCTGGCTGACCGCTTTTGGAGCGGCACTGCTGATCTGGCTGGACAGCAAGGGCGTGTTCGATGGTTTGGGAGCATGGTTCGGCCGTGTTCTCCGTGATACCGCGGTAGGTGACCTGATCCGCAAGTTTATGTGATTTCGGGCTTGTCCCGGTTGTTTTTCTGAAAGAAAAGGAGATTTCAATGAAATACGGAAGAAGTTTGCAGGAGCTGGCGATTGAACTTGACCGGCAGGCCAAGGTCAAAAAGGACTACGTTGCCACAGCGGGTGCTATGCAGATGACCGCCGTCAACGAGAACTTTGACCTCGTGATCGGCAACACCCCGTTCCAGCTGAACGAAAATGCCCACCGCCAGCTGGGATTGCAGCTGAAGATCCCGGCTCCCTACTACGAGCGGATGCGGGCAGAGAACCCCGGCTTGCTGATGGCAAACGTCAATGGCTGGTTCCAGCAGTCCCCGGACACCCGCCGCATGGTTCGTACCCTTGACGGCACCGCCCGCGCCATTCTCTCCGACCGCTACCGCCGCATCGACAACTACGAGGTTGCCCAGACGGTCCTGCCGATTATTTCTGAAATGCAGGGTGCCCGCATTGAAAGCTGTGAGCTGACCGATACCCGCATGTACATCAAGGTTGTCAATGAGCGAATCCAGACCGAGGTTGTGCCGGGTGACATTGTTCAGGCCGGCATCCTGATTTCCAATTCTGAGGTCGGCATGGGCAGCGTTTCCGTGAAGCCGCTGATTTACCGCCTTGTCTGCACCAATGGCATGGTGGCTGATGTGGGCGTTGGCAAGCGCCACGTTGGACGCATCAATGAAAGCGTGGATGGCGATTTCGGGATTTTCCGGGATGAGACCATCGAAGCCGATGACCGGGCGTTCCTGATGAAGATTGAGGACACCGTTCGGGCGGCGGTCGATGAAGCCCGGTTCAATGCACTGGTGCAGAAACTCCGGGATGCCAAGGAAGCGCCCATTCTCCCGGCGGCGGCTCCCAAGGTGGTTGAGCTTGCGGCCAAGGAGTTCAACATCCGCCAGAACGAGAGCGAGGGCATTCTGGGGCATCTTATCGCGGGTGGTGACCTTTCCCTCTATGGTCTGGCAAACGCTGTCACACGGCACGCGCAGGACGTGCAGAGCTACGACCGCAGCACTGAACTGGAAGCCACCGGCTACAAGATCATCACCATGCAGCCCTCGCTGTTGAAGCGCTGGAATGAGGAGGTGAGTACCGTATGAGCGACAGACACATGAATGCCCGGCCCAAAAGGCTGACCCGCAAGCAGAAAGAAGCCCTTTCTGCACAGGGATGGGATTCCCGCCTGTACCTCTGCGTCCGGGATGCCCCGGATCACATGGTTCTGCTGAACCGTACCACTGGCAAGACCGTTATGTTCCACAAGTAAACCCACCAAGAGAAAAGGAGTAAACATTATGATTCGCAATCCCAACGACATTCAGGATGGCGCAAAGAAAATCCGTATGCTGATTGCTGGCTACCCCGGCATCGGCAAGTCCACTCTGGCCCTGTCCGCACCCCGTCCGCTGCACATCGACTGTGATTTCGGCATTGACCGCATCGAGCCCCGGTATCGTATGCCGTACATCCAGCCCCGCAGCTATGACGAGATCCTGAACGACCTGAAACCGGAGAACCTCAACGACTTTGAGACGCTGGTGTTTGATACCGCCGGTAAGCTGATTTCCCTGATGGGCCTGTGGGCTATCAAGCAGAACCCCAAGTACGGCCAGCGTGATGGCAGCCTGTCCCTCAAAGGTTACGGCTTCGTAGGTCGTGAGTTCGTTCGGCTGATGGACTACTGCTTCTATGAGTTGAAGAAGAACATCGTGGTCGTTTTCCACGCCACCGAGGAAAAGGATGGCGACAACACCCGCCTCCGCATCAAGGTCGAGGGTCAGACCAAGAACAACGTCTGGGAGCCTATGGATCTGGGCGGCTTCGTGGAGATGTACGGCAACGACCGCACCATTGGCTTCTCCAACTGCGAGAAGTATTTCGCCAAAGGCACCCGTGGCATCCACGGCATCTACAAGATTCCGGCCCTCACTCCCGGCAGCCAGAACGACTTCCTGACCAAGCTGTTCGAGGAGTACAACAGCAAGGCCGCCGAGGAAGTAGCTGCAAACGCCAAGGAGAACGAGGCGTACGAACAGGTTATGCAGGAGGGCAGCAAAATCATTGCTGGCATCAAAGATGCAGACACCGCCAATGCCGCTATGCAGCCGTTCAAGGGCTTGCAGCATCACCTGACTTCCAGCCGGGAACTGAACGCTATGTGGAAAGCCAAAATCGCTGCCCTCGGTCTGGCATTCGATTCCAACGCGGTCAAGTACGTTCCCAAATCCGCAGAGGAGGCGCAGTAAATGGCTGCATACCTCATTACTCACTCGCTGCTGTCCTCGTGGCTGCACCTTATCCGGGAGAATCCCTACGAGGATTTGACCACCGAGGGCGACCCTCTGGCGGAATTCATGCTGGTGCTGAAACGTGAACCTACACCTCGCACAGAGGCCAT